ATAACAATCTCGTGAATCAGGAAGAAGGCGTCGATAATAATGAGCTAGTGGACAGTGCGCCAATACACGCATACGCCACCACTGCCGAGTTCGATCTAGATGACGGACATCAATTCAACTTTATCTGGCGTGTACTTCCTGATATCACGTTTGACGGATCTACAACAGAGTCACCGAGCGCCGTTATGACGCTATTACCTATGCAGAACTCTGGCTCTGGGTACAACTCCCCTGCTTCGGTAGGTGGGTCAAATGATGGTACGATTACTCGGTCTGCTGTGTTACCTATAGAAAAGTTTACCGGACAGCTCAATACGCGGGTTCGTGGGCGGCAGATGGTGATGAAGATTGAGTCTACCGGATCGGGCGTAACATGGCAGTTAGGCTCACCTAGACTAGATATGCGACCTGATGGACGACGATAATGGCTGGAGACAACACCAGATATGACGTTCCGTTCCGTGCCCCAGCACTGCCCTATGCCCCACAGGTATACGATCAGGAGTCATTTGAGCAGTTTAATAATATACTTAGGATATACTTTAACCAGCTAGACAACGCGCTGAGAAACGCTATGGCAATCCAAGAACCGTACGAATTACAAGTAGCTAAAGGCCAAATAGCTGGGGCCAGTGCATTGTATAAGTTCGGTACCAATCCAGACATCAATAGCGCAGAAGAAACGATATGGAGCACTGGGGGTGATTATCCTTGGCCCACGGCTGCATTTACTGCGTTTATTAGTAGCTCTAGTGCAGCAGATACTAGTGCAGGTACGGGTGCACAGACCGTAACCATTCAGGGGTTAGACGAGAATTACGAAGTTAAAAGCGTTACGGTTAATATGAACGGCCAGACTCAGGTACAAATTGGTGATGCCTCTAGCTGGTTGCGGGTTAACCGCATATTTGTTGCTACTTCAGGATCAGGCGGCACTGCTGCAGGTACGATCTATGTCGCTAATAGTGGGGTTACCAGTGGGGTACCTACCGGAATAACGTACGGGAATATAGTACAAGGCGACAACCAAAGTCAGATGGCGGTATATACCGTCCCCGCTGGACATACGCTTTATATTGACGATGTTACGTTTACAGCAGCTATCGCTATTGCTAACAAGAACGTAACCGCTAAGTTCGTGACTAGAGAATTTGGTTCAAACACGTTTCGCACAAGGATCATACAGACGGTACAAAGCAACCTGCTTGTAATACCCTTTGATTACCCGTTGAGCATTGCAGAGAAAACGGATATGGAATGCCGAGCCAGCTCCGATACCACCAGCGTAGTCGTCGGCGCATCATTTCAGGGGGTGCTAATAGCAAACTGATATGATGGTCGTAGATAGCAAAAAAGATAGAATCCTTACGCAAAAAGAAATACTAGAAGTAGTAGGGAACAACATAGGCTTCGGAAACGGTGATAGAGATATCATTATGGAAAGATGCCTTTCATTCATTAATGATAAAGACAAAGAGTTTTTGCAAAAAGGGAACACTTTGTTTGTTACTAACTACTCAAAAAATACAGCGGACTTGCAAGTCTTTACCGCAGATTCTGCAAAAAACTTTGTTTCCAACTGTATAGAGTATTTTGAACACGTCCGTAACAAAGGGGTGATGACGTACACAGCAGTTATAGAAGGGCCGCTTGTACGAGTAACTAGCATATTTAAGCGTCATGCCGTTAAGATGGGTGCCCGGATTGGGCAATGCCAAATAAACCCTCAAAAACACCTACTAATAGTGTACGTAAATAACGTTACAGCTACTATGGAGCGTGCACATGGCTAGTTTAACAGAAAAAATTGCTGCTGCGGGGGGAGCAGTTGGTTCAGCTATAGGTACTATATCGCAAGCAATCGGGTTAGGAGATCCTAGCAACCGAGGCGGGAATATAAATGCTGGTCTTCTAACTCTTGGTGGCCCTTCATTAAACCCATTTTTTAGTCTTGATACAAGAAGGTTTTCTGCGGCTACAGGAGGTATACCTGATTCTGAAGAATTCAGAGGACAGGCAGAATCGCTCTTTGACCTACCTCCGGGTACGTTAACAGACGAAAATTTACCCCAAATACTCGGCACTTTGCAGCAGTTATACCCCCAAGAATTTTCTACGTTAATGCAAGTCACTACGGGGGCTAGTGAAAATGAAGTCCGTGCATGGGTTAACCGAACTGCGGCAGATTTAGCATTAGATATCCTTGGCGTGGATAGCATGCCTACGTATGGTACCGATGCTTTCACTGATTTCTACGAAGAATATGGCGCTATACTGCGTGGAGAAACTACTGAACGTAGTCAAACATACATAGAAGAAAAGAAGATAGAAGTCGCAGCGGGGATTTTTGAAGAACTTGGTTACGAACCATCCCCGGAGCAACTTAGAGAAGCTGCTTTAGCGGATAACTACCCCACCGCAGAATCCATCGGGGCGTATGTAGACCCGCTACAAGTTACAACTGATGAAGTTATAGAGAGACTAGAACGGTTAGACGTTGAAGCTCAAGCCGAGGCAGCAGGTCAAACTCCCGAAGAGTATGCAGAACAGATAAAAGAGTCCATACCGCCCGGAGATGGTTCAGAAGCCGCCTTTGATGAATCTATGGTAATGTCGTTGACTTCTACAGCAGCGGCTTCTGGAGGTTTTAAAGAATCTATAACTAAACTCGCTACAGGTGTACGGAACCTACTATTTGGTACTGGCCCCGGAGGCAGACCCAAAACATGGCAAGAAATACTTAAAGAACAGATAGAAAAAAAGTATTTTCCTACATTTGAAGATCAGCTACCGGGTTTTCCGCTTGAAATTATCTTTGAACCGGGAGGCGCCTCTGCCTCTAACCCGACTGGTGCGTTAGTCCGAGCAAACGTAAAAATACCCGTGCCTTTCCCTGTTAACGGCCCTCCAATAGTCATCCCGTTATTTAATGAAAATGGTACTTATATAGGGCCGTCTACCCCTTCTGGGTTATTAGTAGACCCTGAAACAGGGATTATTACTCAGGTAGTAGAGGGTGTAGAACAAACTGTCGCTCAAATCAAAGGCGAAGCGGTACAAATTCTTGGCGCTGCGGGGGATGTTGTTAGGTCGTTTCCGTTATGGATGCTGGAAAACCCTGATTGGAAAGAAGGTGACCCCAACCCGTTTGAGATAGAGGTTGATGAAAACGGAGATATAACTCCTCAAGTAGACGAGAATGGTAACGCTGCTACAGGCTTTGACCCCGAAACGGGCCTACCTGTATATGAGCAACCCAATGAAGACGAAGAAACCCCTAAAACTGCGTGGGAGCAAGAAGGTGACGATGCGTTAGGTAGTATGGGTGGCCCTGCTGGTAGCGCATCAATTACTGCTGAAGATCTTGAAGCTCAAAAAGAAGCCATCCTATCTACAATAAGCGAAGAACTAAATGCTTTGGGTATTGCCGTAGAAGATGTAGAGGCTATTTTAGGTGGTATCGAAACTACCTTGGAAGACGTAGCCACCACTGATGACCTTGATGTACTGCGTACTAATATCAATGAAGACTTAGAAGAAAGTCTTGGTGCGCTAGGGTTGGATATAGAGGAAGTAAATGACATTGTAGAGAGTGTAGCTACTGACCTCGACACACTCAGTGGAGATGTAGCTGCTGTTGGTGAAGCGGTAGAAACTGTTAGCGGTCAGGTCGCAGACCTCGATACAGAACTAAATGACCGGATAGACGCGTTAGTAGCTGCTGGTGAAGATAGAGCTACCGCTGTAGATACTGCCCTTGGTGACTTAGCTACTGAAATCGGTACTACAAAAGACGATATTCTTGAACAACTTGGTACTACCGAAGCTAACCTTTCTACTGAAATACAAGCTGTTGGTGAAGCGGTAGAAACTGTTAGCGGTCAGGTCGCAGACCTCGATACAGAACTAAATGACCGGATAGACGCGTTAGTAGACCAAGGTGCTACAGAATACGAAGCCCTGTCAGGTGCTATATCTAGCCTCGCCTCAGACCTTAACACCTCAGAAGAAAATATACTAAGCGCAATAGCGACGAGTGATAGTGACATCAAAGCACTCATTGGTACCCCTGCCATAGAAGACGACCCTACTACAGAAGAAGATGAAAGTGCCCCTGCTACTGGGCTATATGCTGAATTTGGCCCCTTGGCTACTAAAACAGATGTGGAAGCTGTTGGTACGAGTGTAGCGGAACTTAGCGAGCTGGTTACATTTTATGCTAATCAAGGTTTTGAAAACGACGAAGCGTTATCTCTGGCTATATCTGACTTATCTGACCGTCTTGGTACTACAGAAGAAAACTTACTAACAAGTTTAGGTGAAACTGAAGAAACCATATTGGGTGCAGTAGAAGGTGTTAGTGCTCAAATTGACGAAACAAATGTCAACATAGCTAACCTTAATGAACTCATTGTACAGTATGAATTAGATGGCAAAACGCGTGATGAAGCTCTTAGCCTTGCGCTCAGTGACCTGTCTACTGATCTTGGGATTACTAAAGAAGAAATTTTAACCAATCTTGGTGAAACTGAAGAAACCATACTTACACGTATTGCAGAGTCAGAAGACAATACTGAAGAGTATCTTACCTATATTAGTAACATTATCGGTATACCGGCTTCTGAAATAACGCAAGAAGATGTAGATGGTATTGTTGGGCTTCTGGGCGAAGAAGAAGCCATTACTGAAATTAACAATGATATCCGTTTGTACGATGCTAACTTTGATGGTGTTATCAATGATATAGACATTGGGTTATTGCAAGGGCTCGTTGACGCAGGTATAGAAGGTGTCGGTGAGATCCCTGCTACTGGTCTATATGCTGATGCTGCTCAACGCCAACTTGAGTTACAAGGGTACATAGACGACTCAGCACAAATTACGCAAGGGTTAATCAGTAGTGAAGCGGCAGATACTAGGCAGCTTGTAGGCCAGACGGCTTTGGTTAACGCTTTGGCAAGTGCGGGGGATTTAAGTGGCACCCGTGTTGACGTATCGACGCCTGACCCAGCAAGAATCAACTACATATACGATTTTGCGGATATCTTTGCTACACCCCAACAAAAAGGGTTATTCCCGTCACCTTACGGTGGCCCCCAACGTGCTCAACAGCAGCAAATTGCTCAAAAACGCAGTATCATGTCAGGCCCATTGCAGATCGGGGGTATGGCGCAAGGGGGTAAAGTAGACTATGATTTTACCGATGAAATCATGCAGATAATGTCTTATGGAGACAACTAATGAGTTTGTTTGATTATTACGCCGATGCACTTGAAATAATGAATGAAAATTCAGGTGGGCAAGCAGGGTTAGTCGCACTACCAGAAGCGCAAATGATGTTTAACAATGTTTATACCACAGATACTTCTGCGGGAGGTGTGGTCACTGATTCGGAAGGCAGAACAACTTTTGGTATACCCAATTATTCTTTTGTGCGAGGGCGTGTCCCCGGAACATATAATTCAGAACGTCGTCCCGGCAGTCGGGGGCAGCGATACTTTACCGACTATGCGTATACCCCGCGTGGATCAGAATTTCCCGCTCAACAAGCGTTTGCAGCACAAGCAGCGCAATTACAGGGTGCCAATGCTGGTAATATGACCCCGTATCCCGGCCCTGTTACACCCCCTGCTCCTACGGGTATGACAATGGCTGTCGATGGTAGTGGCCCCGCTTCAGGCGTAATCAATACTAACCCAGTACCCCAACAGCAAGGGCTTTCTAATTTTTCTTCTCAGTATAAGTATGGTGGACTCGCTGCACTAGCTGGTGGTGGCCCCGCTTCTGCGTATAACAGACGCTATAATGGATACGCTGCGGGTGGAAGACCTGCCAATCCGGGTTATTACCTAGGCGGTAGTACAGATGGTATGGCAGATAAGGTACCTGCACGTATTGATGGCACCCAAGAAGCACGTTTAAGTGATGGTGAGTTCGTAATCCCTGCTGATGTAGTAAGTCACTTGGGTAACGGTAACTCCAATGCAGGTGCGAAAAACTTGTACAACATGATGGATAGGGTACGCAAAGCACGTACCGGCAATACGAAACAGGGTACCGAGATTAACCCTAACAAATTTATACCAAGTAGGTAACGATTATGGCCGCAGGGGATATAACTTCAGAAACTAGTTCGCTATCTGGGTATGCAGCACCCTATGTAACGGAGATGCTAGGTAAGGGTAGGGCACTTGCTAATCAAGGGTATCAGGCTTATACAGGGCCACTCACCGCTGGGCAATCTGCTGGGCAACAAGCAGCGTTTCAAGGTATAGCAGGGCTTGCAGTACCCACCCAACAGATGGGGGCTTTTCAGCCGCAGCAGTTCACAGCACAAGCGGCGCAAGATTACATGAACCCATACCTTCAAGCTGCGTTAGACCCGCAAATTGAAGAAGCACGACGGCAAGCACAAATATCTAGACTTGCTGACGCAGGGCGATTGACCAAAGCTGGTGCCTATGGTGGGTCACGCCAAGCAATTATGGAGTCTGAGTTAAACCGTAACTTGATGCAAAATCTTGCAGGTATTACAGGTCAAGGATACCAAGACGCCTATACCCAAGCCATGAATCAATTTAACGTTGAACAACAACGACAACAAACAGCTCAAGATGCCGCCAACCGATATGGTTTAGAAGCATTGGCTTCACAAGCTAATCTTGGCGCACAAGAACGCGCCATTGAACAAGAAGGCATAACCGCAGACCTAGCGCAGTTTGAAGAAGAACGTGACTTCCCGTACAAGCAAGTACAATATCAACAGTCGTTGTTACAAGGATTGCCGATTGCTGCACAACAATACAGCTATCAAGAACCTAGTGCGTTAAGTGAATTTATAAGCGGAGCGGGTGGTATTCTCAGCCTGTTTGGACTTGGAGGGGACGGCTAATGGCTATGAATCCGATGGGTGGTATTGACCAACAAATTACTCAACGCGCTACTAGGCTTAAGAACGACCCTAACGCGTTAATGCAGCAGTATGGGCAGAGTAAAAACATCCTTGACTTGATTGCAGCCCAACGCGCCGCAGAGAAAGTACAGAAGGAAAAACAACTTGCTGCGTTGCAGATGCAGGGTAACCCACCAACTGTAGCTGACCAGTTAGAACAGACTCTTATTGCTTCTGAAAAAGAGGAGATGGCACCTGATCTAGCGGGTATGAAGAACTTGCGTGACCGCACTAAAGGCGTAGCTGGTGTACTTGCTCAGAAACAACAGCAACAACAGAAACGTATGCAGCAGATGGGGCAACAGCCACAACGCCCACAAGGATTACCCTCACAACCTACACCGAATCTAAATCGTATGTACAACGGCGGTATTGTTGGGTATTTTGATGGTGGTGCAGTAGCTGAAAAACTCGGTATTAGTATAGAAGAGTTGGAGGCTAGAATTGCAGACCTAGAAAAAAGAGGGTTATCTAGAGAAAAAGCTGAAAGCGTACAGGAAAATGCGGCTGCTTCGGGTTTTCGTCGAGATATGACTATAGCTGAAGGATATCAACAAAAATTAGGTGCATCTCCCTTAGCTGCGCGCCCTACAAGACCAGAAGAAGTCATAGAAACCGAATCCGTCACAGAAGTTATGCCTACCGGTGGTGTTGATTTAGCCGCACAAAGGCGAGCA